GTTTCACAAGATCCAACATGAACAAATACGTAGCCACTGATGTGCTTCCTGACAAGGATGAAAGTGTTTTAAAATCATTCCTGGTCAGTTTTAAGCTCCAGTATTACCGTGTGATTCATTTCGCTTGGTATGTCTGGTATGTGGTACGTTATTTCGGTCACCCCGACATCAGTGTGGTGTCGGCCCGCGTGGAGAACGTAATAGAACGCCCCAAGAACTTGCGTCATTTGTTTTTGACTAACGATTCTATACGATTGTTTCCATGTCGAACATCGCATTCGCATCCAACAGCTGCTGCGTATCGCACAACCGTTAATAATCACATGAATGACCTGGTGCGGCGTGCTGGTTATGACCCGTTTAATGTTTCTATGAGCCCAACTGATGGTGGGAGGGGCACTAGATACTTTTACGGGCTTAAGGACCTAGCAACGCCGTTTGCAGATGATTCTGTCACTGAACGAGATGTGTTGATAATGTGCGACGTTGATTATTACACCGATGTCAATGAGTGGTTGAAGTATTTTCGTCCTCTATTGATGTACACTTTTGTGCCAACATCTGTAGTGGGTCGTTGTGCTGATTTCACTTATCGATTTATTAAAGGTCAGGTGGAATTTCATGTCGCAGGGGGTTCATCCTATTCCCACAAATTGTGGAGGTATGAGGGTGATCATGCAGCGGTTGTTGATGATGAAGGGAGATTGTGTGTGTTCCATTTGGAGCAGAGGTGCATTCCTGGTGATCCATTTCACCGCTATGTAGTCTTTACTCCAATGGCACGAATTCCTGCTCCATTTCATTGGTTTTTGCCGAAGTTTGATGGCATTAAGCGAATGAGGGTATTACAGAAGGGAGTAAATGTCCTTTATGAGCCAATTCAGGATAAACTAAGTATGGGTAGAGAAGGTACTTGGCAGTCCATTGAATTGCAGGGGACTATGTATGCGGCTATACAACAACGCATGCTTAATAAGACATCGCCTCCCGTTATAGCAGACATTGAGCGGCTTCTTAAGGCTGCTGGAGATGGAAATGCAGCTATTAATGCCCCATTGATGTTCAATCTCATGGATTTGACGATCGAGAAGAATGTGGTCTTAACGAATGGGGTTATCACCTGTTTCCAACCATTAGGTTCGTTAGCAACTGAAGACGGTAAATCAACTGGTAGACAGTTGACTCCTCCCCTGGTGTCGGAGCCAGCGGTTTTTCCAACAAGAGGAGTAAATGCTGAAGAAGCCACAGTTCGTGGACGAATCGATAAGGTGAGAAACCCAGTGGTCCCGCCGAGGAAGTATAAGGACTACGCAAATGAATTTTCCACGTTGGTCGTAACTAAGCCAGGTGTCGGTACTCCCCTCTCTGCAGCTGACGTAAGGAGGGAGCAGGCAACAACACAGCAACGCGCTAGATTTAATAAGGCTGAGATCACTATGACAACTAATGTGATTAATCGCCTTCAGTCCTTCATTAAGGCTGAGCCGTATGCTAATGTAACAGATCCTCGTAATATAACCACCATGGTTCCTGAGTTAACAGTGATGTTATCAACGTTTACACTTGCATTTAAGCAGCAATGTCTAAAGCGACTTAAGTGGTTCGGTCCCGGGAGAAATCCTAGGCAAACCGTTCACGCTTTGGCCGATATGGCATTTGATTGTGAAGAATGGTTGTGTGTTGATTATTCGCGTTTAGATGGAACAGTGTCTGAATTTCTACAGAAATCTGTGGTGATGGCGACATATATGCGATGGGTGTCACACGAGCATAAGGCTGAGTTGAAACACTTATTAGATCAAGTGTTTGTGAAAGAAGGTAAGACACAGAATGGGGTGAAATTTTCTCCCGGTTATGGTACCCGCAGTGGTAGTCCAATTACTACTGATGGAAATACCATGGTCTGTGCTTATGTAGTCTATTGTGCGCTGCGTAATTTGGGATACACACCTAAGCAGGCTTTTTGGGAAATTGGCCTAGTTTATGGTGATGATGGAGCTTTTCCTAATCTTCCGGGGTTAGGCGTCGAAATGGAAGGTGTTTGTCGGCGTTTGGGATTGCAATTGAAGAGCCAGGTAATTGGAAAGGGGGAACCCGTTCCTTACCTTGGTCGCTTCTTTGTTGACCCACCTACCTCGAAGGATAGTTTTCAGGATCCTCTACGTACAATCTCAAAATTGCATGTTTCCGCTAATAAGTCAGTGACCGTCCAGCAGGCACTAGCCAATAAGGCACATGGTTATATAATAACTGATAGCAAGACTCCGATCATTGGCACTTGGGCACGTAAAGTGATAGAGCTTACGGGTCTAAAACCAAAGGGGCTGCTTCATGAGGAGCAGTTCCGTATGTCCAATGCGTGGCCCCAAGAGGACCCTATTGCTATCAAGGAGGCCATGTCTAAAGTGCTTGGCATTCAATGCTCAGATATTGATGACTTGGATAAGAAATTGGAAGGTGTGACTGCCCTGGATCAATTTCCGGTACTCCTCAGTACGGTTCGTGAGATTAAGATCCCAGCCGTGTTAGGGGATGAGGTGGTTGAGCCAGGGAGTCGTTCAGCTTTGAACACCCCAGTTGACGATGTCACACCCCAAGAGCAATCAAGAGCAGTTGGAGGCCAGTTACAGGAACTGGAGGTTGTCAGCCCAGCAGGCGGTGAACAAGCTGGCGCGGGACCTGTTGCGCAAGCAGCAGGACTACGCCAGCAAGTTCGAGGCCATGGGACTGGTGTTGCAGGAAGCCAACGCGGATCAGGTGCAAACCGAGGCCGCTCGTTTGGGCGCCCTGCTGACTCCAAGGCCTGTAGGAAGCGTGGACCCGTCCTTAGAGGACGTGGTCGTGGACTAAGGTCTGTTAGGTTAGGTCCAGAGTAAGCGTTAACCCGGGAGGTTGACCGACAGTACGTTAAACTGTCCGCTGTAAACATCTTAT